CCGGAAGAGCCTTCGCAACATCAAGCACATCACTCCACAACTGCCAGATAGCTCCGTTGTGAAGCTGCTGGAGCCGTGTGACGTTGACGAGTCCTCCCTCTGCGAGCGGTGCTCCGAGGATGCCAGTCTCCACGAGGGCCTGTTCGTTAGCGGTCGTGTAGTCGTCCCACTGACCCTGAACGAACCCAAGAACCCCTGCGTCAGAACGGGCTTTGTCAAAGGCTCTTACGAGCATCGCATCGGGCATGTCGTCATACACCGTTACGGCATCCGTAGTTGTACCGGCATTGGCGAAAAGGGAGCCCTCCGCATCCACGATGAACATGGTGGTGGCGTTGCTCCTGACGGCAAGAACATTACCGTCACTGGACACATCGGTAGAAGAGGTACTTGACTTGATCAAGCCATCTATTTCGACCGCAGCATTCCCAGTCGCGGTATGGCCGGTGTCTGCGGTGGTCATGTGACCTCTAAACCGCAGGCCAACTTCCCCATTGGCATAACCCTCGATAGCCATCCCACCATTCCCGTGGCGTTTTACCGAACCGAGTACGTCGGTTTCGGCGCGAACCGTCATTCCGTGAGCGAGATCACTATTCTTGAACTCAAGTAGCGAGTCGGTGTTCGCGGCCTGATCTATCGTCAGGCCAAGGGTGACACCATCATTGCTCGAAGTGCCGATGAGGGTATGCAGGTTGATCGTGTAGACGGATCCGGTCATCCGAGTTACCTCGGTCCCCTCGTACACGGCGGAGATGTCGGAGTTGCCCTGATGGCCTCCGGCCTGACGGAACTGCCACCCACTGTGGCGTGTACTCGTTGCTGGCATATTCGTTTACCTCCTGGGGGTTACACCCCAGTTGACAGGAGGAAGGGAGGGGGATGAACCCCTCCCCGTCCTCGGGTTTGCTTACGCCGTCCAGTCCCGGTTGGCCCTGACCGAGAGGTAGTCCACGTCAAGCGTCTCGATGGCAGCAGTCTTCGCCTCAACGGCGAGGGCGAGTGCCAGGTCGACCGATGTGGACGCTGCTCCCTTGACGGTCTGCTTCAACACGCCGTCGATGTACCATCGCGCCGTGCCGTTGTTGTCGATCTCCAGACGGAGAACCTGCCACTCACCCGCTACGGCATCATCATCGGCGTCGATAGACGTTGAAGTCGTCTCGCCAGTGGTCGTGCCTCCGGCGTAGACCATGTGCCAGTCTTCATCGTCGGTCAGTTCAGACGAGAGAAGGAACCCGCAGATGTCCGACGCGGTAAGCGTGATCGTGGTTGTATCGCCATGTATCACGTTCGTCTGGATCGAAAGGGTATTCGGGTCGATGTCGCTGAATCCGAAGAAGACTTCCTTCGTGTCCAGATCGGTGAGCCGGACCCTTGCCTCGGCAACGAGGGTGCCCATGAGTGCCACGTCGAACGCGATCGGCGTACCGACCAGCGTTGTGTGATCGACCTCGTTCGTGGTCGTGATCTGACCGGCCCCACTCAGTCCATCGGAACTAAGGGTAGGGACTCCCGCGTCAACCTCGGCGTTTCCCTGACCACCGACCAGGAATGGTCCAAGCAATCTGGTTTCCGCCGTGTTGGCGATGTTGTCCTCACCGAAAAAGTCGTAGAACAGGTGTATTCGGCCATGCTCGCTCTGTGCCATTTTCTACATCTCCTTGTCTCTGAAAGTTGTTACTACTCGACTGAGTCGAGTACACGTTTCAGGACGGTTCATCAGCCGGTTCGTTTCGGTTTGCCAATCTGCTAGGAAGTCGGTGCGGTCCCGTCGCTCAGGACACCGTACAGCCAGTTCCCTGCGCTGCGTTCGCCCCAGGCGTAGTCGTCACGGATGAAGACGGAATCTCCACCGCCGCCGCGCATCGGGCGTCGGTAGGTCTCCACCTTCAGGGCCATTCCCTGAACGCGGACGACCGCTCCACCTTTCCCACCTGCGAATACCCCACCCCGAACGTCATCGCCCGTGATGACCTGGATGTTCCCATCGACCTTGATGAGCGCACCACCAACCTGCCCGCGAAGTCCGTTTCGGAAGACATCCTCGCTCAGACCGGTCGGAAGGGGATAGGTCCCCGTTCCAGAGTTGAGTTCGTCCTCTAGGTCCTTGAGCTGGTAGCCGTGTGCCACGAAGTACATCGTGGTCCCATCCGGGGGCGGCTCGTCCGCGTCGGCCAGGATCCGCGACACCCCGGCGGTGATGTGCCCGGAGGTCAGGGTGGTCCCTGCCCCCGCGAGGGTCGTCCCCGCAGAGGCGAACAGCGCGAGGCCGTCCGCGTTCTTGCGCCTTCGTATGGCGTTCATCGCGAGCCCGCCCGTCTCGGCCAACCCCTTCCGATTCATCTTCGCCACGAGGTTGTCCGTGAGGAACGTCTCGATCTGGATCATGCTCGGCGTAACGGTCAGGAGGTTGTCCGCCAATTGCTGCGGGTTATCCAGCTCCGTTGACTCGGTGACATCCTGCGCCGTGAGTTGATCGTAGGAGATCTCCTGCCACGAAGCGCCGATGCCCTCACCAAGCGTCTGCATGTCCGCAGTGGACTCCATCTGTCCCACATGGTCGCGGACGATCCGGGCCGCAGAGCGGATGTCATCGAGTGACTCCGCCAGTGCGCCGGTGGTTGTGCTGCCTGTAGTCATTTCTTACCTCTCAATCGCGTAGACCGAGATTCTTTCCAGCGGCCTCAGCCTCCTGGCGGGTGATCCTGGGGTCTCCGTCGCCGTATCTCTTCCAAACCTCGGTGTCGGTTAGACCCCCACCAGAACCCTGGACAGTACCAAGATCAGTCGCGTCTGCTCGTTCTCTTCGCTTGCGCCCCTCGGCTTCACCTTCCTCGCGGGCCGCTCTCACCTTCTCTTCGGAAGATGCGCGTTCGTGTTCCGCGATGGCGGTGCTTACCAGAGAGTTCACTCGGAGAAGGTTTGCAGTAGCACGCGGGTCGTCTTTCGACGTGTTCCAGATGGAGACTGCCTCGACGATCGCGGGATTGTTCCTGTCTATACCAGACCGTTCGATCGCTGCGTCCATCGATTCAGCCGTCTCGTTCACGTACTTGGTGAAGGTCATCCGGTCCTCCTCGGAGGAGATGGCTGCCATCCGCTCCTCGGTATCGAGGTCGGGGTTGGACTGCTGTTCGAGAGATAGTTCGGCAAGCTGGCGGGCCTTCCTCGCCTCCGTCACCGACTCCTGTATCAGCGCGTCCTGTTCCCGACGTGACTTGACGCTTCCTTCTATAGACCTCGCTCGCTGGTCTGCCTTCTCGGCATTTTCCTTCGCTTCCTCATAGAGAGCCCGGTAATCAGGGGCCTCTCCCTCGGGTTCGGCTTCAGGAGTTGCATCAGGAGCTATCTCAGGTTCTACAACCTGAGTGTCCCGTGGCGTTTCCTGTACCTCTGTCTCTGGTGTCGTCACGCTTACTCCTCCGCCGTTCTCCGAAGAGGTTGGCGAATACAAAGAAGCGCCCGCTCGATCCTCACTGGGATTCAAACGGGCGCTCGTGTTGGCGCTGCGGGTTTCCCCACTTGCGTGGGAGTTTACATACGTTCTAGAAGTTCGTCCAACATCTGCTTCGTCAGGACGGTGATGTGCTTCTTCCCGAGATGGGAACTGCGTATCAGGAGATTGCCGTGCTGGATCTCCGCGACGGGCGTACTGCACTCCGCGCATCCGACCTTATGTACCTGTACGGTGGTCACGATCTCGGCTGCATAAGTCTACTAGCAGGGACCGTAGGTCTCTGCCCTGACGATTCTGGCTGCATAAGTCTGTTGACAGGAGCCGTCGGGATACTACCCCGTACACCCGTCGATACCCCCGGTCTTAAGGTGGATGGATGTGGGGGTCCGGTAAAAGAAGCACCCCCCTGTTCCCTGAGAACCGAGGTCCGCATTCCAGAAAGGGCAAGTGCGGTAGTGATCGGCTTCTCTCCCTCCAGTGCCCCTTGCAACGAGAATGGAAGTGCGGAGAACCCTATGTGATAGAGGAGATCGGGCGTTGACTGTATATTTCGGAACGGATCGATATTCGCACCCGACGTAGCCTCCATCGTACCCAGTGCGATATTCAACGCGGGTGCGCCACGGAACATCCAGAACTGAACCATCGGGTTCTCCCAGCGATTGAACTGGATAAGGTCGGTCATCGGCTTCCCGCCGGGTACGATCGCCGAAGAGATACCCGCCCCAAGTTGCATCATGGACCTGATCTGACCCCCAATACCAACGAGGTCGCCATTGATCTCATGTGATAGGAAATGCTTTCCACTCAGGGGGTTGAGACCCCGACGTATCTCCTCTTCAGACTTACCGAGTGCTACCCCTGTGATGATATAAAGAGAAGTGGCTCCTCCCACCAGCGACCCAATGGTTCTCCACGCTTCTACGCCCCGAACAGTCGT